ACAATGGGTCGGTTCTGGGAATACTATCGGCAAGTTCTTTTTAGCAAAGATGCCGAAGAAGCGTTTTCTTGTGGTGTAGGCACCGAAGTCGGCAGCATTTAAGATGCGGTGCTCAAAGTTGTAACCGTACTTCTTGACATTGCGCACCCACTTTTGATAAAGCCGGCCTTTGTCCATGCTGATAGGTTTCCCATTCTCATCCATATCTCCCCATGACATAAACTCTTCTACATTTTCAATCTGAATGTAGTCAGGGTCTATAACATCAATATAACGGAAGAGATGTTCTGCCAACGTTCGGCTGTCGGCATCTCTCGGCTGACCGCCTTTGGCTTTCGAGAAGTTAGTACACTCCAAAGAGGCATGAAGCATTATCATGGCATCAGGGTATAGCTGACGGATACGTTCTACAATAGTGCTTATCGGGGAAAGTTCCAGTGTACGGATATCCTCAATAAAGTGAAGTGCATCAGGGATATTGGCATCATGTGAAAGGATGGCATTCTTGTCATGGTTCACACAGCAAACAACCTTTCCACATCTATTTCCATCCAATCGTGCTTCTTCCACACCTTCGGACAAACCGCCGGCGCCACAAAAGAGATCAATAACAAATAGTTCTATATCGGACAGACCTTCAATGGATTTTAAGATGTCTTTCTGCGATTTCATAACTTCTCCTTTTTAAACAGGTGGCTGAACGCATTATCCAAATCCAAGTCTAGATTCAGTTTGGACGGGAAAGATTTAATGTATTCGTACATCTTATAAGCGAGGTTGTCATCATCACCGCACCTGTCAA